GTGCGGATCGAGGCCGAGGCAGCACGAACACCAGCTCGCACACCAGCGGACCTGTCAGCGGAGGCCCGCTGTACGCCTGGCGAGCCGACAACTGGCAAGCCGCCTTGAACGTGTTTACCGGATGCCGGCTCGGCGTGTAGTTCCGCAAGTGGCCGGCGATCACAGCGTGCCGCTGGCGAGGTTGTGCCACTGGGACGCCTGGAACGACGAAGGTGATGGAGGTCATGAATTATTCCACTCGTCGAAGACGTTTTCACGTTTCGGTTCCGGCGTGTAGGACTGCAGCAGTTGCCGGATGGGATCAATCCGCACTTCGATCTGCGATTTCTGCACGCCGCGGTTCCTGCACTTGGCCACGTAGATCCAGTATTGTCGCGGCGGCTTATGCAGTGGATTGCGTTTCAATGGCCAGTCCAGAAACAGCACATTGTCCGCGTCTTGTTCGATCTGACCGCTGTCTCGTAAGTCGCTGAACTTCGGCGGCCGATCATCGTGATCCGTTTGCCGATTCAGTTGTGCCAGACACACCAGCGAGATATTGTGTTCCACAGCTGCCGAGGCTAAAGCGATGCTGCCGTTAGTCACTTCCTCGTATCGTCCGGTGCCGGCACCGCGGAGTCGCTGCAGATAATCAACGAAGATCACCTCCACGCCGTGTTGCCGACTCAGAATTTCGACGTACTCGGCAGCGTGCAGGTACGTGCGGCACTTGGCTACCGGCACCATAATCGACTTGCGATGCGACCAGTGACGTTCTATGTCCTTGTAAAGATCGTCGATGCGATCGCGCCAGTTCAATACGTCGATGGCGGTGGCGTTCTGCACCACACGTTTACCGAGTGCTAACCGCGTCATCTCCTCGGAAAGAAATCCCACCGAGATGCCTTCGCTGGCTAGGTGCTGTGCCCACTGCATACCGAACAATGTCTTGCCGATTCCTGGTCTAGCCGCCAAGATCGTCACCTCTCCGCGTGCCACGCCACCGCCGAGGGACACGTCGAGTGCCGGCAGTCCCGTCGTATACAGCGGTTCCACGCCGTCCTGCAGGGATGCGAGAAACTCACGACTGGCTTGTTCCAGCGTGTAACAGGCTAGTGGCTTGCCATTCGGCTGCGGCGGCGACTGCTCGCGTGATTCCATCCGTCAGCTCCTTCCGCAATTTCGCGGCTCGCAAGATCCGATCTCGGTATCGTCGCCAGTGTGCCACCAGGCCGCACCGCGACTCACCGTCGTTCCGTATCAGCATCCGTCCCAGATCCTCCGCGGCACGCGGCCGCCGTTCCTGCAATAGCACCGCCACCAGTTCCTGGTATTCCAGGTGCGGTGCCGCACGCATCAAGCGGAACACCCAGGCGTGAAACGGATCGTGGAAGTCTGCCGTGGCCACAGATCGCAGCAGTTGGTTCCGCTCCTGCGGATTGGCGACTAAAGCCGCCGACAACAGAAGCTGCTCGGCCTCGATGTCGGCCGGCGGGCAGCTATCGAGAACATCCAGCACGTCCATGACACAGGCTCCTAGTACGGTGTGTACTCGCCGCTGGCGTCCTGCTTCGGCTTGCCGTTGCCGGCGAAGTCGCCTTGCCGGCGGATCCAGCCGCGGACTGCCGCTTTCCAGTCCTTCATCGGATTGCGGCCAACATGCCACCCATTAGCGGTATAGTGATCGACGAAGGCTGCGGCATCGATCGACAGTTCATGCGCACCAGCAAACGCAATTACGTCGTCGATCGTAGGTGGCGTGAAAGCTGGCGCGCTCTCTCTCTCTCTATTCTCTTCTCTTCTCTTCTGTATTGTGGTCCGCATTTTGTCCGCATCGATGCGGACATTTTGCGGACATTTTGCGGACACGTTTTTGCGTACGTCGCGCTTGCGTTGTGACTCCCGCAACCGCCGCTTGGCCGATCTGCCGAGCCAGGTACTAAAGTCTGGCATGATAATGGCTTGCGGTTCAATAACCAGCCAGCCGATATGCTGCAGATCCTCGGCCCAGCCCTCGATTCCCACCTCTTCATTGAGGATGTTGGCGTCATATCCGATCAATTTTCCGTCGTCAGAATACGTGTCGAATAACGACCACGTGCGATACAGCGCGCCAACTATTTCGCACCTTCCGCGCATTTTGTCCGCATCGATGCGGACATTTTGCGGACATTTTGCGGACAAAATGCGGACAACTTCTGGACAGTTCCAGAGGTCCGTGCGCATGGGAATCCAGTCACCCGCCATACTGCCGACTCCACCCGTCAGAAGGGTATCCTGCCATCGTCCGCTTCTCGTGCCTCGGCCGCCGCAGCCTGCAGTTCCTCGTCTGTTGTCACTAACCGTTGCGTGATGGCGGCCTTCTCCAGCGTCTTGAAGTTCGCCAGGTCGTTCTTGTCTGGGTACTGGCCGGACTTGTCCTTGCGGATCTTCACGTCCGCCGTGAACAACTTGCCGTAAAGTGCCGGCACGCCGTCGTCACCCACATCGAAGTTCAGCACCCGCACCGCACGGCCGATGGCCGACAGCGTACCCCTGGCGATCCGCTGGGCATCCTCGTTGTCGTTGATCACGTTGAGGTTCAGAAAGATGATCCGGCCGCGGTGCGTCGGTCCCTGGATCTGGCATTCCAGCATCAGGTATTTGCCGCGACCTGACTTCGTGGCCTTCAAGGCCGAATCGACGATCGCGAACGTGTACGTGCCGGTGGGGATCAGGTCGTAGGTTTCGTCCGGTGGGTAGTCGTCGCAGCTAAACTTCATTTGTCACCTCCTCTTGTGGTTTACTAGAACCGTCGCGGATCTTCACTTTTTCGTCCTGGCCGTTGCCACTGGCGGCTTTCAAGGCTGCCGCGTAGGCAGCGAAGTCGAGCGGCAGTTCGTCCGGCAATAGGCATCGCCGCTTGGCTAAGTGGGTAGGTGCCTCGCAGGTGTGTACGATTCGCTCGCCGTCTCCGGCAGCACGAACCCGACTGCGACCGAAGCCTTCGTCCCGCTTGATCACGCTCACGCGATAGCACGCGAACAAGACTTCATCGCACCATTCCTGCAGCCGGCCGCTAACCGACTTGTGCAAGTCCGGTTCATAGCGATCATACGAGTCCGTGGCGGGATCGGCGTACCGTGTCACTCTGGCGTGAGCAATCAGAATCGCTGCTAAGCCGCGTTGCAGACGAATGGCATCTAAGCCACTGAGGATCTGATCCCAATAGTCCATCGCTAAGACATAGCCCTTACCGTAGGGTATTTCTTCGATGGAGGACTTGCGGTGATCGGTGGCCACTTGCTTGTGAATGATACGTTCCAGCCAATCCAGACTGTCGATCACGCACGTCTTGTACGTGTGCTGGGAAGTAGTCAACCACGAGAAGTACTCCAGCACGTCTCCGAGTCGCGTCAGCGTCGGCGTCCGATCCACGCCGATATCGTGGCACCCGTCCTCAGTGGCGATCACCAACGCTCGCGGTGCTTGCGAACCCCAGGTACTCTTGCCGATGCCATGCGTGCCGTACAGCAGCACTCGGCGTGGTTGCTTTGATTTACCCTGCAGAATCTTCATCGTGTGCCTCCCGTGCCGGCGGCGGACACAGCGTGCCCGTCAGCCGGCAGATCGTGTATTCATCCGTGCGAAACAGCGAGCCGTCCATGTGCCTGCTGTGACATGTCAGCTTGTACCTGTTATCCGTGACGCCGCAGTCGCCGTCCTGGCGGCACTTCTCTAGCGCATCAGCCCTTTTGGTGGCCCGCTCCATCGACGTGCGCACAAAATCCGTGTACCCTGCGGCGTCCATGTTCCTAGTCCTCCGATGTCGCTGCCAATGCCTCCACCAGCGACACGCTCACCACGCATTCCTCGCCGTCCCACAGGCGCTCGAAAATCGCGCCGTCCTCCAAGCCGCTTCTGAACGCCTCGACGTGCAGGGCACCCATTACCTGTCCCGTCTCGTCGCACACCAGCACCTGGTCGTACGAATCGTCCAATGGTTTCAGACGTAGCAGCATCACTTAGCCTCCAAACAAATTCGCTTCCGACTGCGATCAATGCGGATCACCGTCGTCTCCACACGCTGTTCCTGTTGGCCGCAGCGCGTCTGCCGTTCACGCTCGGACCACATCGCCTGCACTTCCAGCTTCCGCGCCTCGATCCACTCGGCGGCCCAGCGCTCGTCCACGGATGGGTCGGCCAGCAACCTGGCGATCTCCCGTTCGCGCTTGCTGAATGATGGTGGCGGGTAGTGACTCATGACGCTTCCTCCTCGCTCACAGTCAGCCAGACGGACACGAAGACGGACAGTGCCACCAGGACCACGAGAACTGGAACCTGCCAGAGATCAGTTGAAGTCAGCATGCGTCACCTCCTGTGTTGTGCTCTGCACCCTCGCGCTCGCCACACCTTACCCGACACAAGCCTGACCGGACCGTACCTCGCCTAGCCTCGCCATGCATCGCCACATTATTACGCTCTTGTTTGCTTCATCGTGCTCTGCACCCTCGCCGTACCTAGCCCGGCCGAGCCCAACACACACCTTACCTTGCCCAGCCGGACCCGGTCGTTACGCTCCTGTTTCGCTAGCCAATCGCGGCAACTGCTCCGGCTTCTGCAGGCCCAACTCGAAGGATTCTCGTCGAGTCTGCAAGATCCCGTTGGCCGCCAAGCACTGTTCTCTGGCGAAAGATTGCAATCGTCGTTCGTGCAGCGATAGTTCTTCCTGCCGCACAAGGGATACCTGCAATGCCTGCTGCTTGATCTTCCGCTGTGATCCGGCCAACGTCCGATCCACGTGCGTCATCAGTTCGTCACGCACCGTTGTCAACACGTAACCGATCCTCGGCCGACTGCGAACGGCGATGCCCGTCAGCGACACCATTGCCACTTTCAGCTTCCGCATGATGTTCTGGTACATGCGATCATGCCGCGTCCAACCGCACGTTTCCTCCACGGCGTTCAGCGTCACGATGTCGCCGCGAGTCTTGCCGCTGAACAGATCCCACACCTTACCCAACTCAGGACAGTCCTTGATCCACTTCTGCAGCACGAGATCGTCGATCACCTTCGGCTGCACCACATGCAGCATCTTGAACGTCTCAGTCATCATCACCTCCAATCGGAATGGAACACCGTCCCCTAGCCACACCGGGCCCGGCCATGCCGTGCCGGATCACGCCGAGCCGAGTCGCTATCCCTAAATAACCGCCGTAAACATTCCGAAGGGGCCAGGCGTCTTGCAGCCCGGCCGCCAGTCGCACAGACCCACGCGACCCGCCAGTTGAAACATCTTCTGCAACACCTCGACCGTGATCTCCTGTGCCGTCACCACGACGGAACCGGAGACGGACCACGACTCGAACCGTGGACGGACGCGAATGTGTTTAGCCTGTCCGACACGTGCCCGCTTGATCCACAGACGGAATCCTAGATCACGAGCGGCATCGGCCTGCGACTGAAACGGTAGCTCACGAATGGCCAGCAGATCCGCCACCGCGATTTGCTTGCCAGCATTGCGGAAAGTCAGATACTCGCTGTCCATCAGCATTCCCGATTGACTGATTTCCTTGAACGTCTTTTGCTTCTTCAGAATCAGTTGCGTGGCCGCCATACGCAGGCATACCATCAGATTGTCTTGCGGCATCACTACGTGTTCGCCGTCTGTATAAAGGTAAGACTGCCACGTCCACGGCGGGCTGCGATCATCGCCCGGCTTGGAGACGTTTTTGTTTTCCGGTGCCTTGCGCCACGCTTCTAGCTTGTCTGCTTCCTCGACCAAATCTGCATGCATCAGCAGCGGCATCGTTCCCGTAAGTTCAAACGCAATCTTCATCATTGCCTCCAATTAAATGGAACACCGTCCCCTTGTCCTGCTCTAGCCTCGCCGGGCATCGCCACGCCACGCCTAGCCGGGCCACGTCACTAAGTAACATCTCCGCTGTTATCCCGCCTGATCGCGTCCCACACTTCCTGCCGATGCACCGGCACGTCCGGCGGAGCGTCTACTCCGAGACGGACCCGATCACCGCGGATCTCCACTATGGTGATCGTGATCTTGTCGCCGATGACGATCCGCTCGTCCTTCTGTCTGCTAAGCACTAGCATCCTCAGTCCTCCTTGAAAAAACACCCGGCGTGACGGTGGGGAACCGTTCCCCGACAATCCATTCTGTTACGCAACCCATGCACACGTCGTCTCCCGGCAGTCATTGTTAATCGATACGGGAAATCGTCACGCCGGTGTGTATTTGCTGTAAGCCATCACTCACGCTTTCATTGCTTCGCTGACATGACTTAACTGCCTCGTGCTGTATTTGTTGCCTGGCACGCGCCGCACAAACCGCTGCGTCGTACCATGTAAAGGCGAGATCGGGATTACTGGCGAAGCGGCCGAGCGAACGCTGCACGTCCGCGAGCTGATGGTCGTGGTAGAGCCACAGATACGTTTCGTTCCCGCGGACGAGAGCCAGGATGTTGAGGTCAATTCCGGTCATAAGCCAGTTCCTTGAACAGTCGCTCCTGTTCCTCCGTGTCCTGCTGCACACACTTCGCTTTACGCAGCACGTTCTGCACCATTGGCTCCTCGATGTCCGTCACGGGAATATGCACGTTCAGCGACCTGGTGCTGCCGTACCGATTGCTGCGCTTGATCGCCTGATAGTAGCTCTCGTATGAATCCGCCAAACCGGAGAACACCTGCCGCGTGGCTTTCTGCAAATTCAAGCCAAAGCCGAGGATCTTCGGTTTACTGATGAGCGTGCGAATCTCGCCCGACTTGAAGCGGCGAATAATGTCCATCCGCTTCTCGTACGGAGTCGATCCGTCGATACTGCCAGAACACGGAAGCAATCGCGCCAGTTCGTCCTGCTCCGCGTTGTATAGGCACCAGACGAGCGTGGATTCCGTCTCGATCCAGCGATCAATCAGCGAGCGGATATATTGTGGCTTGTGCGACTGCACTTTCTCGCCGCGATAGAAGCCCTTGCCGACCTGGCCGAGACTGCCACGCCGCGTAATGCCACCCATGCGCGACGCGAACAACTCACCCGTCACGCTTCGCACGAGCTTCGTCTGCTCGTCCGTCATGTCCACTTCGTGAATATGCACGTGGATCGGTGGTATCGATTCCGTGTTATCGTGCCAGCCGTAGACGGACGGATCGCTCAGGAAATGGCACCAGTGCGACAGGGCTGTATAAAACGGACGCAAGGCGTGCGGCTTAAGTACCCAGCGTTCCTGCGTCTGGCCGCGATTCACGAAGAACGTGGCCAGGAATCCATTGACAGTGCTGAAGCTGTCGAGAAACACCGCGTGATTTGCGTACTCGATCCGATCATTCGGTGCCGGCGTGCCGGTGCAGCAAAGTTTCCATTCAAGTCCTCGTCCGAGCTTCAGAATCGTCTGGCCCCATTTTCCATAGTGGCTCTTAAGTATGCTGGATTCATCCAGCACCAATGCGCCGAGTTGTCCCTGCTCCAGTTCCGGTCGCAGTGCCTCGTAGTTGGTGATGCCGATTTTGCCGCGACACGATTGCAACCACTCTCCGAGGTGTGCTGCATGAACCTGTTCGATCTGCAGCACGTCATTCTGGAAGTCATAGAACTTGTCCACTTCGCCAATGGTCTGCTCAATCACGTTCAGCGGTGACAGAATCAACACGCCCCGCTTGTCGTCCAGTTCATCGCGGGCGACGCGCACGAACTCCAGAATCATCGGTGTCTTGCCGAGGCCGCAGTCCCAGAACAGGGCATACTTCCGCTTGCGCAACATGATCCGCATCATGTCCCGCTGGTAATCAAACAGCCACGGCGGTGGCGTGTAGTCAATCTCCCGTCGCTTGCGTGTCCGGCGGTGCAGCAGATGCGCGTACTCGTCAGGGAACCAGGCCGTCCGGCCTTGAATGCGGTAGTGCGGCAACTGCTTGACAGCCAGAAACTGGCGATACGATTCCAGCGAGTCAGGTTTAAAGGTGATGTTCATTGGAATAGCTGGTACTGCCTGGTGAGTTGGCGCGTGGCACGTTCCAGATTCACGAGTGCGGCCGCGTGGTATTCGACCTTCAGTTCGATGCCGTAGAACCGTCGCTCGTGGAGGATAGCTTCATAGCCTTCGCTGCCGATCCCAGCGAACGGCGAGAAGACGATCTCGCCGGGATTCGTATAGAGCTTCACGAGACGGCAAATCACGCCGAGTTGCAACGGGCAGATGTGCTTGGTGTCCTGCTCGGACTTCGCTTCCGCCGTGTTGAGCGTGTCGGTTTCATGTACGCATTCCCAATGCCACGCCGCTTCCGCCCACTCAATCCAATCCTCACGACTGATTTCGTGCTTGGAATTGACGGGTGTTTCGTTGTCGCCGGGAGCGATGAACTTAATCAAATAGTCACCGAAGGCACCACACGATATCGACCGATCCCGTTCCAGCGTGACGAACAGCAAGCGATGTGAATGCGTCCTGATGGCCTGTGCCTGCGGATTCTTTGTCACGAGCCAGTCATACTGATAAAGCAGTCCTGCTCGTTGAGCCAGGCGGATCAATAGTCCCCGAAAGTCGAAGGTCGATTTCTCTTGATTCCGAGCCAGTGCCGGAATATTCATGCAGTGAACTACACAGACTCGGCCAGGCTTGATAATGCGAGCGAGCTGGCGAAAGAAGAAGCTAAAGTGCAGTTTCGCCTCGTGTCGCAGATCATGACAGTTGCCCAGATCATCGGGCCGATCTGTGTAGGCGAACAGCGACGGGAACGGAGGACTGAACACCGCGAAATCGACGCAGGCGTCCGGCAGCGTCGCCATGTGTTCAATGCAGTCGGCCTGTTCGACGTGGTAGGTGTGCTCACCGAGAATATCTGGCATCTGTTTTCCTCTCCTGATGTCTGCCGAAAAAGGCCACCAATGATTCCGCTTCTGCACACCCTCGACGGCTGCCGCAAACTCGGCATCGCTCATCACGGGAAATGCCTCACGCAGCTTGCTCACGCGATCCGCTCCAGTTGCTTGCGAATGGCACGGTAGGCACGCTCAGCACCACGGTTTTCCAACTGGCTGCGATACGACTTGGACCGGCGAGCGAGCATGGCCCGCAGCTCGTTCTTCCGCACTTGCTGCCGCAGGCGGGAAATGCGGTCGCACAGATCGCCAACCGTCGCCACCGCAACTCTCCTTAGCGGCCCACGTCCCTGCACGGGTCAACCGTGATCGCGACCGCTCAGTGGCGACGCCCCAGAGCTGGGGAGAAGTCGCCGGGTTAGTTACCCGGCCAGCAAAAAGGCCGGTGTCGAGTACCGTTACTCAACATCGGCCGATTCTAACGTTGTCGTTAGAAGTGTCAAGGTGACTAAGCAGATTTTTTCCCGCCGTCAGATCGCGGCCTGCCAGTCCCGTGCTCAACATCGCGGATTCGTTCCGCTTCCGTCTTGTCGATCATCCAGGCTCGCTCGTTGGCCTTGACGCCGATCATCTTGCCGTCCAGCAACATCTGACGAACTCTGCCATCCGTACAGCCGATGATAGCTGCCGCCTCCTGAACGTTCACGTAGTTTTCGAGTGCCATCGTTGACATGCCCCAATTGTAACCGTATCGTTAGAAGTTACAACGTCGAAGACTGGTACCAAATGTCCGGGACAGGACTTGAACCTGCACGCCCTTGCGGGCACCAGCCCCTCAAGCTGGCGCGTCTGCCAGTTTCGCCACCCGGACAAAACATCGTGGATTACAGGGGACTAGGCCCTCAA